GGTTTACGCCTAATAATTCTTGAGAAAGAGCAAACTTAAGCTCACCGACAAGCTGCGTTATAGCGGAAGTAGAGTCTTGAATCTCAAGGAATGCGGTCCAATATTTTTTCTCTTCGCCAATCCTATGCATCGCAGCATAGACTCCTGGTAGTTGCCCTCGATCAGTAGTCCTATCTGTGTTAGCTTTGAAATTAGCAGCCTGACCTCTAACGTCCTGGGTATTACTTACGTCATACTCATAATATGTGTTGTCTGAATTTAGACCTTCACACTGCGACCAAATAGGAGGAAGGTTAATATGATTATTGACTGGGGTGTAGGAAAGAGAACTAGGAACAAGACCTAAAGGTATGCCACTTAATCCAGAAGCCATATTAAAGGCAACGGGCATATTGAATCCTGTCCTGTCGTAGTATCCATTGAAGTCCATTACCTTCTCATAGGATCTTCTTCTAGCGGTATTTCTCGGAACTGAACCTATACTAGATACATCTATTAGTTCAGGAGAAACAAGAGATTGGGTAGCTGACTTCCCTATAACATTACCATTAGGATTGATTCCTCTCTTGTATGTGTTAAGGTATATACCTGAGTCGAAAGTGTTGTTCCCCGCTCCAACGTCTATCTCTTCTCGATCTAAGTAAATGTGAGGAAGGCAACTAGCCTCAAACCCCATAAAGTCAGTCTCACCCGAAACTTCTAACGATATTAATGGAATCGCGTGAGCAGGGGAAGCCTTACTAACGGCTTGGGCTACAAAGTTTACTGCGTCCCCGGAACCAGTATCGTCAAGATTCTTCTTAGTGAAATCAAACTCAGAAGCTTCAAGAACTAATTTAAAGTGAGAGGACTTACCTGACCAAAGTGAAGCGTAATCAAACCTGTTATCGTTAAGGTTTCGAATAAGCGTGTCAAGATTTGAAGGAGGATTATACCCTGATGTAAAGATGAGCCAGGATCCTGCCTTAGGCTCATCGTCAACATTGAGAGCATTAGAGGTAATATAAGAGCTTACGTCTAAAGCAAATTGATTTCTTACTCCAAAACAAGCAAGCCTATCTGATATGAACTCAACCATCGGCTGGTCTAGCTCAATGTTCACGTAGTAAGGATACTCCTCAAATGGAGGAATGGTATAGTCCCGATCCCTGTAAGTAAATACTGAATTAAACTCATCCTCCCAAGTTTGTAATGGGAACCTATCAGGGAATTGAATGACGGTCTCTTCAAGGATCCTATCTACAGCGAGACGGATGTTAGTATCCATGCTGGCGGGAGAATACGTATTTACATTCATGCTGCCAGCTAGGCTTGCAGTCCAGGTTTGAAAGCTCTTGAAGTACTTAGACTCAGTAGCTAAAGCATAATAAATAAGATAAGGAACGTAAGACTCCCAAAGCTCAGTGACCCTACTCTCAATAGGGAAGCTATCCTTAGGGAACACAGTATTGACCGTGCTTTGAATTGATTTCTTAGTTCCAATTGTCTTGTAAATACTAACGGCATTCCTTAGTTGCAATCTCCATCTTTCGGGATTATTACCAAACAAATCCCAGCCTATAAGCTGCGCTAGTAATGGAAGGTAATCATCTGGGCAATCATCAATATCATAAAGCGTAGAGATCTCTTCGGTCTCGTTACTCATGTCATAAGCAAAGAAAGACAATGCTCTGATTAACCTAGCAAAAGGGCCATCCTCAATTTTAGTAGTAGACTTTAAATTACTCTCTAAGTAGACTTCAAACTTATCTCTAACCCTAAAGTCGGAATTATCTGAGAATAGAGGAGAGTAGATAATGTCATTCCATGTCTTAAATTTATCTAACTGTTGAGTCCCACTTAAATCATACCTAGATCCACTGGCGAAAAGAGCAGAAGGGTAATAAGCCCCAGATGCATTACGCCACAAATGTTCCGACAACCCATTAATACCGTCATTCGTTCTTACAGGATTCCCTTGATACAAACTGCTAACTAAAAGATCCTTCACGTAGGAGGAAGGAGAATAACTATCACCAGAAGTATTAAGGAAATACATCCAAGATAAGTTATTAATCAAGTAGTTGTGAATAGCAGAGGAATCCCCTATGTCAGAAAAAATAGTAGTATCAGGAGAGTTAAGGGTTAGGGCAGGAAGTAGAGTGCCTTCAGCGTAAGTAGAGAATTCCTCTTGAGATTGAAAGTCTTTGAAGTTAACATTAAAATAAGTTAGAACTTTATCTTCAAAGTTTTGAGTAGTGATATTAGTGAGGTTGTTCTGTTTTACAAAGAAAGGGGCAATACCACTTAAAGAAGTAATATCACTATACACAGAGCCTGCAACGGCACTTACATTTAATATAGAAGAAAAATTAGAGGCAACATCTATGTGGGAGTTGATAATTAAATCAATAGGGTCCTCAGCTTTGGCGGTAGTTCCCCTATCATCCTCATACAAATACCCTGGTAGGATATATTTGAGAGCCTCAAAGTAATCCCGCTTGAAGAAGTTTTGATTCCTTAAATAAGTCTTGCCTGACATTAAACGTATTCTACCCGTATAGCTAAGTTATTTAGCTGGATGATCTCATTAAACCCAACCTTAATAGGCTTTTCAACATTAGTAACTTCCGCATATCTAATATTGGTCTCATCCATTAATAAAATTCTAATCAAATCTTGGGGAACAAACGGCTCTGAGAAGTCAGTATTATCAATATTCATATAATTTAATATTGATCTTCGAGCAGATTGGATTAATTGACCTTCACTTCTTCTAAACTTCTCGTCTAAAGTAATCGTAACAACTAGATCCAATGTTCTAACCAGACCGTCAACTACCACAACCTCGTCCGTAAGCATCTTCTTAGACTCCATAGCAGTCAATAGCTGACGTTTATACTCCTGAGTTGCACGTCTAAGCTGACTGTTTGATGCTCTCTCTAGAACAAATAAGTCAACGATGTTAGCAGAAGAAAAAGCCCTTCTAACAGTCGCGGTTGCTTTACCTGTGGATCCGTAGTTGGATGCAAAAGAATTAGCAAACGCTTTAAAGTCTTGAAGGGTTACTAGACGATCTTGAGATCTAAAGTAGAGAGGGGCGTATCTCTTAGCCTGATCAACAGATTCAGCGTCTCGGCCTCCGGTTGCTAGACTGGTGTTCTCAATTGTCGCAGTCAGATCAGTGTCTGTGCCAGGGTTGCCTGTAGAGTCGGAACCTGTGGAGTTAAGGGTAGTCTGAGCATTAATAACACTCTCAGCAATATTCCCACGAGTTCCACCTCCAACGCGATAAGTTACCGTGTAAGCATCACCTATAGCAGGCGACTTACCTATGGAGTCATCCCCAAACAATACAGAAGCTCTGAATTGCTCATCAGTAGTAATTTGAAATACCTTATCTGCCTGACCAGAAGCAAAGTATACGTTCTCTTCTTCCTTGTAAATCCCTTCAGTAGTAGGATCCCCAGTTAAATACACTTGGGCACTTTTTTCAACATAAGGAAACTGAGATAGGTTAATAGACTTAACAGCTTCAGGACTCGTAAAAGTTCCCGTCTCAGAAACTAACGCCCCCTCAAGTAATACTACATCTGTAATCTGAACAGTACCTCCCGTTGCAGTTACATCGAATTGTAAATTTTCGCTGGCTACCGTAAGATCTACGGTGCCATTTGAGTTAACCTTGTATAAGGTATATGTTAGAGTGCCACCATCCTCAGGGGAGCTTATTGTGATGACTCGACTAGCCGCAGGAATAGTTACGGATGAAGGAGAGGTAACTGAACCTACGGAGTAGGTAATGGAAGCGTTAGCAGCCGCAGAGATCGGACCTTTCATCCTTATGCCAATAACTTCAAGCAGCCTCTTTACGCTATCACGACTCCTAGCAGTCCCAATGAAGTTTTCGTTAGCAAGGTAATCCGACTTATTCGATTGAATATGTCCAACCGCTGCCATCATTTCCATTAGCAAAACTCCAAAGTCTGAACTCTCAAAGTTATTATAATCTAAAGGAAAGGTAGCTCTTACATACTTTAAAAGAGTTGCTCTTATAGTTTCAAAGTCGGATGCAGAATAGTCAATTAACTTTTGCTTATTATCAAGCTCAGACGGTATTAATTTTAAAAAGTCTGATTCAACTGTTCCTGAGAAGGCTACCATTATATTCTAACTCCAATGTTAAACGCCGTCGCAATAGCATCTCTAACGGAACAGAAAAGATTAACCTTCAACTGTCCGGTTCGAGTTTCAAATACTTGAATCTTTCCTACCGAAACTGTGCTAAGATATCTACGTATGGAGGTTACAACTTCCTCTTTTATCAAGGAAAAAGTAACTTCGTCTAAGGGTTCCATGAGGAATTTACGAAGGTTACAACCAAAATCAGGCCGCATAAACCTTTCACCCCTCTCAGTCCTAATTAAACAATTAAGGTTGGACTTCACCAAAGTAAGATTGGTAGACTTACTAAAGTACCCGTTTTTAGGGTTTATAGGTATTGGGTAGTTTAAACCAATTAGCCTTGGATCCTCTAGGACCGTAGCCTTTTGAATGACAGAGGGAGCCACCGTCCCATATCTTGTTACATTGTTTGAAATTGCCATACTAAGTTGTTTTGAATACTATTCCTGCGCTAGAGCCGTCTACTGATTTAGGATCTGTGATGCTATTAGTTCCGCTTAATGGCTCATACCACGCCATGTAACTATCTACATTTGTAGGTAAGAGAAATGTTTCTGGACTTTGGTTAATTTTAAGATTAGTTATAGTAAGATCTTGAGGTCTGTTGAATAATTGTTTAGCAGTTTGATCAGGAAGTTTTGTCGCGGAAAGACCTATGATAGCTGATGACATTGACAAAGAAGAAGGTAGGAAAGAACTGGGTGTAACATTTACATTTGTAAAGGAACAATCATTCGTTAAACCACAAGGAGGCCACTCATCACCCGTGTCAGGTCGAACCATATTTCCAACCCTGAATAAAGGATGGTAAACAGGATGTCCATTGCCGCCCTCAGTGTGTATGTCTTCAAACACTCCATTAGCGAAGCCTATGGGGTAATTAATCACGCTAGAAGGTGCCGAAGCTTGAGCATTATAAAATGCAAATATAGCATTCCTAGAAAACGATTTGAGAGATGGGAATCCAACTGATCCTGGGGCTGCATAAGAATAAACATCAATATCCTTATTAACTGTGTAATAAAGACTACTAGCCGTTGTATAGTAGGTGAAAAAAGGACTAGTACGCATAGACCCTATTATACAGTTCCTATTATATAACTCTCCTTTCCACTTATTATCCCAAACGCTTAAGCCGTCATCTCCAATAACTCCAAAACAGTTTTTAATAGAGATAGTACCTCCTGTCTTACCAGTCGCACCCTTAAAAAAGTCAGTATTATATGTCCACGGATTTATCGACTTACAATTATTAAAACTTTTAATTATTTTCCTACCGCTAGCCCAGAAATGTTGATTAGTAGTAATAATTCCTTCAATCTCCATTTCAGGTAAACCCACCGAATCTTGATATTCCTGAGCATACTCGTTCATAGAAGACCAAGATGCTCCAAAGTTTCCATAGAAAGTGTGGCGACTCCTCAATGATGGCTTTTTTTGCATCAAAAAGAAAGTCTCTAGAATATAAATGCCCAGGAGCAAATACCCCTCTACCTATAACTTTACTACCATGAGCACTTGCACAATCAAACCCCCCTATGATATAGGCATTCGCGTCTATGTCATAAGTTGAGTTTGAAGATATAGGAAGACCCGCACTTACATAATGAATTCCAGGTCCGAAATATGTCGCAGGCTGAAGGCTACTAAACACCGTGGGATTTCCTGGACTTCCCCAGTTGATGGTATTCCAAGCTGATTCAGAGATTGCTCCTTTGAGGTCAGGAGTCGTTTGGCCTTTGGCTAAGGATAGGTGGTTCATTCTAGTCTGCCCTGCATAATCTACAAGACCAGAGGGTCTAGATGGCTTGAAAGGGTCCGCAAATATAAACAAAGGACTGCTTACTGTTAAGTTCGTATCCTCAAACTCCAACCATAACTTATCCCCAATATAAACTTCCCCTTCAAATGCAGATGCGCTATTTTTTGTAAACTGCCTAGTTTTATTACTTCTAGAAGGGAATACTTTAACAGTAGCTCCAGTACCAAAATTGCTACCTAATCTGGTGATTCTTGCTTTGGCTACCCCGCTAAGTCCAAAAGTTGTAAAGTGACAAGGAGCATTTGATCCTGAGGGTGCCCAGTAGTTTCTTAAGCTACTAAACTCACCCGTAACTTGCGTTTCCACTAATTGTCGATAACCCCCTGAACCAGAAGATTGGAATACGAAGCTGGATACCCAATTAGCCGTGGATGGATCATAAACCTCCACAGAGTAAGTAGGAGACTCTAGCGAGCTTAAACTCTCAGCAGCGTAACCTTCAGAAGATTGAGGAGTGGTAGGATAAACTTCAACTGCACTTAAAGAAGATGCTACAAATGAAATACTATTTAAGAATGAGTCACTAACGATCTTGAAGTCAGAATTAGTTGTTCCCTTCCAATATATCCACATTAAACACTTCTGTAACTGAGCTACAAAATCCCTATAATAGGTATCATAATAGGTAGAGAAGTCCGATCCACTATCCTCGGTGCCATACACGGCTGTAGAGTATTCGTATGCCATTGTAGATGACAGGTCTGATAATTTATCGGTAGTAGGATTTCTATTAACATACAAGTAGGGGTTGGTCATTATCTCTACTAATTCAATCAACTCCTCTCGCTCATAGTGAGGAATAGGGTTTGTATCGTAAGAGCTGTTGCGAAGTTCAGCATAAGGAACTGTGTTCGAATCATAATCAATGACGAACTTAGCTAAGGATTGTAGGAACCCATTCCTGATTACCATAGTCTTATTTATGGTTTGCCAGTCCTCGCCATTGACAGAGAAAGTATAAGAGGAAAGAGCAGGAAAATGAGTATCAAAGTTGTATAATATATTTAAGTTTTCTTCTAATGAATTATTGTAAAAAGAAGAAGCTAAGACATTATGATTTATAGATTCAATATATTTAGAATCAAATCTAGGCTTAAATGTAGTACTGCCCCCGGCAACCCTCTGTATAGCCTCTTTTAATTTAGGGTGCGTATTAACGTAATAATCTTTAAGGTAAGACCAATACTCTACCGCGCTGGGAGAGACTTCTCTATCCAGGGAAGTTAAGGTTGATGGAACTCCTGAAAGAAAGCCTTCAGAGCCGTCCTCTTTTTGCTCCAAGCGGGTAACTTTAGTG